CAGTCCAATTTGCCAGACCCGTTCAGCGTGCCTGCCGTGTCGGGTCTCACGCTGGCCTCCGGCACATCTGAATTACTGCGACTGGCTGATGGCTCTGTCATTTCGCGCATCCGCGTGGGCTGGACCGCACCTACCGAGGTCTACGCTCAGAAGGGGCAGGTCGAAGTACAGACCCAAGCTACGACCGACCTGGGATGGTCGCCGGTGGACATTGTTGCTGCCGAACTGGGTGTGGCTTGGGTGTCGCCGGTGCAAGACGGAGCCAGTTACAACGTGCGCATTCGGGCGATCAATTCGATCGGCGTGCGCGGAGCATGGAGCCAGGGGACAGTGCAAGTGGTGGGCAAAACAGCGCCACCGTCCGATGTCCCATGGCTGCGCCTGGACGGGGAGCGCCTGACTTGGGGACCGGTCTCAGATATCGATCTTGCCGGTTACCGGGTGCGTTGGCAGCCGGGCGGCAGTCGTTCCTGGTCCGATGCACTGGAATTGCACACCGGCCTGCTGGCAGTCTCGCCTTGGGATCTGGTCACAATTCCCTATGGAGCCGGTCAGATTCTGATCAAAGCGGTCGACACCACCGGCAATGAAAGCCTGAACGTCACAGCCATTGCCTGCAACTTGGGTGATGCGCCCGTGGAGAACGTGTTTGCTAGCTACACGCTCAACACGACGCCGGTGGTAGCACCCGATTCATCCCGCATGTGGAGCAACGACACGGCGCAGTTGTGGACCAACACCACGGCGGTGTTTCTGGTGCCCCAGTACCAGGCCATTTTTTGGACCGGCAGCGTCACATTTACTGAGAGTGGAAGTCTGACGATCGCGGCCACCGTCAGTGGGTATGCCTGGAAAATCACTTGGAAGAAGTCCTCGGACGTGGCCTATGTGCCATTTCCTGGTCGGGCTTGGGCTGACGCAGGAACGACCTACCAATTCCGTATCGATGTCGACCAGAGCAATCTGCAGGGCCTGATTGGTTCGGTGGTTGCGCAAATCGATGTGCCCGATAAAACGATTCGCCTGCCGGATGTAGTGATTGCCTCGGGCGGTTCGCGCCTGTCCATTGGCACCGGCTGGCGAAGCGTGGTGATCGTGAGTCTCACTTTGCATTCAGACGGTGGCTCTGCCACCACGGCCCGCGTGGTCGACAAATCAATCACGGGTCCGCTGATCCAGTGTTTCAACGCCAGTGGCGCTGCAACCGCTGGGACGGTGGACGCCTACGTTCAAGGATATTGAGATGACTGCACAAACAACGCCTCCGTTCAAACGGGGCGATACCTTCGCTTTGTCTGGCGTTTACCGCATCAACGGTGTGCCGAGCCAGTTGACCAACCAAACCATTCGATCCCAACTGCGCACCAGCGTTGGAGGTTTGGTTGCCAATCTGTCGGCGGCGATCGATCCCGACCAGACCGTGAACCCTGGCCGCTTCTATCTTTCGCTGGTCGATCCGGTGCAGTCGGCCACATTCCCAGCCCCTGCCAACCTGTACTGCGATGTGGAAGTGCATAGCGGCGGGACGGTGCGATCGACCGAAACATTCATCGTGCCGGTCGTGCCCGATGTGAGTCAGTAAATGGAGGCCGATTCATGACCACAACGATTGCAGCCACCACAGAAGTCAGCCTCACCCTGCAGCCGCAATGGGACAGCACCTCGGTCGAAGTCACGCTCACCGTTCCCGGGCCTCAAGGCCCAAAGGGCGATCAAGGTGCGGTCGGCCCGCCCGGTCCCTTGCCTGATGTCAGCACCTTGGCCCTGGACGCGGGCTATTTCTAAATACCAACGGAGAACCTTATGCCCAACCTCATTCAAATCAAACGATCTGCCACCACCGCTACGCCGCCCACGCTTGCAGTGGGGGAACTGGCCTGGTCCGAAGTCAGCAAGACCCTGTTCATTGGCGAGTCTGGCAGTGTTGTCACTGCTGCCGCTGGCTCGGGGGTCTTTGCAAAGAAGGCTGACAGTTTCGCAGTCAGTGGAGATGCAACTGGCACCGGCACTCTGTCGGGTGGCGTGGTGCTGGCCCTGGCGGCCAGTGGGGTCACTGCTGGCAGTTATTCCAACGTCACCGTGGACGCCAAGGGACGCGTGACTGGTGGCAGCAACCCAGGCTACCTCACTGCAAACCAGAACATCACTGTCTCTGGTGATGCAACGGGTTCAGGCACAACAGCGATTGCACTGACTCTCGCCAGCAGCGGTGTTACGGCGGGGACTTACAACAATGGCGTCACGGCGCAAACGCCATTCACTGTCGATGCAAAAGGCCGCATTACCGCCATCGGTACAGCCGTAACAGTGACGCCCGCCTGGGCCAGTGTCACCGGTAAGCCAACTACGCTGTCTGGCTACGGGATCACCAACGCACTGGCGCTCACCGGTGGCACGCTCACTGGCGCTTTGACTTTAGCGGCGGACCCCACCAACGCACTGCACGCAGCAACCAAGCAGTACGTGGACAACGCTATCACCGGACTGGACTTCAAAGCATCGGTTCGTGCGGCCACCACGGCCAACATCACGCTCTCTGGACCACAAACGATTGATGGTGTAGCGCTCATCGCAGGTGACAGGGTGCTGGTCAAAGACCAGACGACTCCAAGCCAGAACGGCTTGTATTTGGTGGCCGCAGGCGCATGGACTCGCACGGCTGACGCCGACAACTCTCCAGCGGGCGAAGTCTCCTCCGGGCTGTACACCTTTATTGAGGAGGGGACTACCTACGCTGATTCAGGTTGGGTTCTTGCCAGCAACAACCCGATCACGATAGGCACTACCGCCTTGGCGTTTCAGCAATTCAACGGGCTGGGACAACTCACTGCGGGCACAGGCCTGACCAAGTCCGGCAATACGCTGTCGATAACCTCCTCGGGCGTCACGGCTGGCACCTATTCCAGCATGACGGTGGACGTCACCGGACGGGTCACTGCGGGCACCAACCCCGGCTACATCACAGCCAACCAAAACATCACGGTCTCAGGCGATGTCACTGGTTCGGGCACAACATCGATGGCGCTCACCCTGGCTGCCAGCGGCGTGACGGCGGGCACATACAACAATTCAGCCACGGCGCATACGCCTTTCACCGTTGATGCCAAAGGCAGGGTCACCGCCATCGGTGCGGCTGTCACGGTCACGCCTGCATGGACCAGCGTCAGCGGCAAACCCACAACCCTCTCTGGTTTTGGCATCACGGACGCCTTGTCCACCAGCGCCACGATTGACGGAGGCTCGTTCTAACCATGCCCAACACCATCCTGCACAAGCGCAGCAGCACGGCAGCCGCCGTGCCCACCGCTGCGCAAGTCACGCTGGGTGAGTTGGTACTCAACGTGGCGGACGGAAAGATTTATCTCAAACGCGCAGACGGCGTGATCGTCACCTTAGAGCCAGGCTATGTGCCGGGCCAGGGGAACTCCGCGCCTATGTGGAAATAACCGGAGGCATTCATGGCAGCTATTCCATCCAAGGCCAGTTTCACTGGCACTACCGTAACCCAAGGGCAGTTCAAGACTGCCCTTGATTCTTTGAACGACTATCTCACTGGTTTACTGGGAACCGACGGGACAGCCGCGACAGCACGAACGGCGCTGGGCGTGATCAACGCCACAGCGCCGACCTATGCGCAGGTGATTGCCGCACTCGGCTTCACGCCTCCGCAACCCGGTGGCACCGGCGCATCAGGGACCTGGCCTATCAGCGTGAGCGGCAATGCCGCCACCGCATCCAAACTCAATTCAACGGCGGGCGCTGGCACGTACAACTGGACGGGGCAATCTGGGCAGCCAACTTGGGTTTGGGGTGGCAACGACGGCACCAACTTCTATGTCTACAACCCGTCTAACTTCTCGGTGAACTATGCGGGTAGCGCAGGCAGTGTGCCCTGGACCGGCGTGAGTGGGCGACCCACTGCGGTTGCAGATTTTCAGTACAGCGGAAACGTTGGTGACGGCATCGGTGGTGCGTTAGCTGTCAACGCACTGGTTCAAGTCGCGACCGATAACACGGTGCGTATTTATCGAAACACGAACTGCAATTGCAATTGCGATTGTGCTTGCTGCTGCTAAGGACCCACAACATGAAAATCATTGCAGTGCGAAACGCAAAAATTCATCCCCAGTTTCAACCAACCGTTCATCTTGGCTTCGACCCTGTCACGAGCGACCTGAGCGTGTCCCTGTATCTGCCATCGCTTGCGGCAGAGGAGGCGGCTACGGGTGTCGCTGGCTTGACGTTGATTGAGTCGGTGGTTGTCAACATCGGCGATCTGCGAAAGCGATACGACTGGTGCGATCACCAGACCTACTTCGTGGCTGTTCATGCCGGGGCGTTTCTTCCAGTCTTTGCGCTGTATCCGGAGACCCTTCCTAATCGCGAGACAGCTGTCGACTACGCGCAGCGCCTCCAGAGAAATTTGCTGGTGGGCATCAACGTGCCATTCGCAGCGGCCAGTGACGATGAGTTGTTCATCACGGTGAACCTCAACGCGCAGGCCACGGATGCCAACATTCAGGTCGATGAGAACTGCACGTTGGTCTGGAGTGATGCAGCCAGCAGCGGCGCTGTTCGCACCATGGCGTTTCCATTCATTAATTTGCAAGCGCCAGCCAGTATTCCGGTGGGCGGCATTGCCTCGATCGAATTACGCTTAGAGGATGTGGCAGGCCAACTGCTTGACCGAGAGGCTGTTGTCTACCTCGAAGCTGTGAGCGGACTGGTGCCTTTTTCACGTGTACGCGCAGTGCATGGATTGGCTGTGGTTCCAGTTTTCGCATCTGGCATGTCAGCTGGTGATGAAATCCGGGTGAAGTTTGGCTGGAAGTATTTCCCAGGCGCAGAAGATGCGCGGATTGCGGTGGTGGCAGCATGATGCAACTGCTTTTTTCCACACCTGTCGTTCGCACCCAACTTGGGCTGTCGAACGAGGAGCGCCAAGTGCTCAAAGAAAAGACGCTCGCGGTTTATGGCGAACTCAACCCCGATAGAAAACCTTGGAGCCGCTCGACCCGTGAGTCACTCGAATCCATGGACCCTGCATTTGCAGATCTGTTCGCACGAATCAAAGCCGTAACCAGCGAGGCTTTCGGTATTGGTATCGCATCCATCACCGGCAGGGAAGTGGTTCAGTTCAAAGGTGACTTCGTACCGCCACATGTGGAGTCGGCCCATCTGTCTGCCATCTACTGGATTGATGGGGACGCCCACCCTGACCCTGAGCGAGGCGAGCATGACGGCGCACTGGTTTTGCAAAGCCCAATCGGTCCCTTTGGTAGCAAGGCGCTGCCCGGTGAAAAGCGCGTGTCCATGATCAACCCTCAACCGGATTTGCTGCTGGTGTTTCCGAGCCACTTGCTTCATTTCGGGCATGTTTACCTGGGCGAGCGTCCCAGCGTGGAAATCCACCTTGAGATGGAGGTGCTCTGATGGCCCAGTTCAAGATCAAGCTCATTGCGCCGGACAACACGGAGCGCGAGCTGCATTACGACAACCAGACCAGCAGCCTGACTTGGGGAGATTTCTCCCCGGTAATGGAAGTCAAGCCCAAGACCTTTCAGGACGCCACGGTCGTGAGCACCAACCAGCCAGGCCGAAAAGGCCTGATCAAGACCCTCAAAATCAGCCTCGGCTTGTCCTGCAACTACGAGTGCAACTACTGCAGCCAGCGCTTTGTGCCCCACGCTGAAAGCACCAACACCGAGGATGTAGAGAATTTCCTGCAGCAGTTGACCGCCAGCCTGAGCCAGGCTCCCGAACGGATTGAATTTTGGGGCGGTGAACCACTGGTCTACATCAAGACCTTGAAGCCCTTGGCTGAGCGCCTGCGAGTGCTGTACCCCGACGCTGAGTTCCTGATCATCACCAATGGTTCATTGCTCAGTCTTGAAACTAACGATTGGCTGGACAGAATGGGCTTCGTCGTCGGGCTCTCCCATGATGGTCCTGGCTACCATGCACGCGGCGCAGACCCGTTGGACGACCCAGAGAAGCGTGCCGCCATCATGGATCTTTATGCGCGGCTCCATCCTCAGGGGCGCATCAGCATCAACGCGATGATCAGCAGCCAAAACACGAGCAGAGCAGCGGTCCAGATTTGGCTGCAAGAACGCTTTGGAGCTGACGTTCAGATTGGCGAAGGTGCTTTTATTGACCCCTACGATGAAGGTGGTCTGGCGGCCACATTCAAGACCGCCGCTGAGCACGCACAGTTTCGCAGGCAAGGGTTTGGCGAGATTCGCACCGGCCTTGCCAGTCGCTTTGACCTCACCAACCAAAAGATCCAAGACTTCATTGATTCCATTCGCAACCAGCGACCGGCTTCTGCGCTTGGTCAAAAGTGCGGCATGGACCGCAGCAACAACCTGGCTGTGGATCTGAAAGGCAATGTCGTCACGTGCCAAAACGTGAGCGCCGCTGCCACGGCTCCGAATGGCCAGAGTCATCTGATCGGTCAGCTTTCAGATCTGTCCGCCGTGCGCATGAAAAGCGCCACTCACTGGAGCCAGCGCCAAGGCTGCTCGTCTTGCCCTGTCCTTCAAATGTGCAAGGGTTCGTGCATGTTTTTGGAAGGGCCGCTTTGGGCTGCTGGGTGCGACGCCGCCTATTCGGACAACTTGGTGTTCTTTGCGGCGGCCATTGAGTTTCTGACGGGTTGCATGCCGGTTTTTATCGTTGGCGATCTGCCTCCGGAGCGCAAGGACATATTTGGCCTGGCCAAAAGTACTGTGGAGTCGCCGCCAGTAAGGCGCGTGATTCCGATCCTTGCAGCGCAGCAAACAGCCTAAGCCAACCAATAAATCGTTTCATCAATCGCCCGCCTGGTTCACACCAGTGCGGGCTTTTTCTTTTTGGAGATGCCCATGACAGAAGAATCCACCAGCAACCACAGCGCTGAAATCCTGAACCTGCGCCCTGAGGACCTTGATGAGTTGCTCACCCGCGCCGCCGAGCGGGGGGCCGAGCGCGCGTTGGCCTGCCTTGGCCTTGAAAACGGCCACGCCGCCGCCGACATCCGCGATCTGCGGGGTCTCATCGATGCGTGGCGGGAAGCGCGCCGAACGGCCTGGCAGACCACGATCAAGGTTCTGACCACCGGTGTACTGGCCGCGCTTCTGGTCAGCATCGCCATCAAGTTGCGCCTGATGGGGGGTCCCCAATGATCGAGACTCTATTGGGTGGATTGCTGGGCGGCGCGTTCCGCCTGGCTCCCGAGGTCCTGAAATGGTTCGACCGCCAAGGGGAGCGCAGCCATGAGTTGGCCATGCAGGACAAGGCGCTGGAGTTCGAGAAATTGCGTGGTGCCCAGCGCATGTCCGAAATTGGCGCAGTTTCCGAAGGCATATGGAACAGCGGCGCAATAGAAACCCTGCGCGATGCTGTGCGCACTCAGGGTGAAAAAACCGGGGTGGCGTGGGCAGATGCGCTCTCCAGCACGGTGCGCCCGGTGATCACTTACTGGTTCATGGCGCTGTACTGTGCGGCAAAGACTGCGGCATTTGCGGCCTTGTCTGCCGGTGCTGACTGGGGAACAGCAGTTTTGCACGCCTGGACTGAAGCCGACCAGGCGCTCTGGGCCGGGGTGCTTAACTTCTGGTTCTTGGGTCGCGTGTTTGACAAAGTTCGGCCATGATCGAAGTGCCGCAGGCGGCGATCGACTTGGCCAAGCGGTTCGAGGGGTTTTGCCGGGTGCCTAAGTCAGACCCTGACCGCGCCTACCCGTATGTCTGTCCGGCAGGGTTTTGGACCATCGGTTACGGCCATCTTTGCGATGCCAAGCATCTGCCGATCACCATGGAAGAGGGCGAGGCCTATCTTGCTGCTGACATGGCCGACGCTCTGAGGGCTACGCTACGCTACTGCCCGGTACTGGCCACTGAGCCGGAGGGGCGGCTTGCGGCCATTGTTGATTTCACATTCAACCTTGGTGCTGGCCGGTTGCAGGCGTCAACGCTTCGGCGGCGTGTCAATCAGCGGGACTGGCCAGGTGCGGCGCAGGAGTTACGGCGGTGGGTTTACGGTGGAGGTAGAGTGCTGCCGGGGTTGGTA